CAGGTCACAATGACCGACAATGGCACGCAATTATTCATTGCGGCTAATGCTTATGGCTATATTTATAATAGCAGCAATCCATCATTGGTTTGCACGACAACAAATGGTCTTACTACCGTAACGACTACAGATACAACGCAAATATATCCTACTCAACCTGTGTCTGGCCCCGGCATACCTGGTGGTGCAACAGTCGCTAGTATTACAAACGGAACCACTTTTGTGTTGTCTGTAGCTGCTACGGTAAGCGGCACAAATACATTGACGTTTTCTGACTTTCTTACCCAGCTTAGTTCTAACTTTTATGGCGCTGTTGGCTGTGGCTTTTTGGATACTTATTTTGTGTTTAATCAGCCTAACAGCCAAGTCTTTTGGGTTATGGATTCTACAGGCACATCAATTGATCCATTACAATACGCCAGCGCTGATGGTTCGCCGGATAATCTTGTTACGCTATTAGTAAATCACCGCGAAGTATGGCTTTTTGGCACGAACTCTGTCGAAGTCTGGTATGATGCCGGTAATTTTCCGTTTCCTTTAGCGCGTATTCAAGGCGCGTTTATTGAAACTGGCTGTCTTGCTGCGTATTCAGTCGCCAAAATGGACAATAACGTCTATTGGCTTGGTGCTGACGCGCGCGGTAATGGTATTGTATATGTCTCGAACGGGTATGCAGGGCAACGTATCTCTACCCACGCCGTTGAATGGCAAATTCAACAATACGCGACATTATCTGATGCTGTAGCCTATACGTATCAGCAGGACGGTCATAGTTTTTATGTTTTAAATTTTCCGACTGCTAATACGACATGGGTATATGACGTATCTACGCAAGCATGGCATGAGCGCGCTGGGTGGGAAAATGACATGTTTACGCGTCACCGTGGTAATTGCCAAATGAATTTTAACAATACTATTGTTATTGGCGATTATAAATCGGGTGGTATTTATGCTTATGATTTAAATGATTATACAGAGGCAGGTGGTATTCAAAAATGGTTGCGGTCGTGGCGCGCGCTGCCGACAGGTCAGAATAATCTTAATCGAACCGCACAGCATAGCCTTCAATTAGATTGTCAGACTGGCGTTGGTTTAGACGGGACAGTTCAAGGTTCAGATCCTAAAGTCATGCTTCGTTGGTCGGACGATGGCGGTCACACATGGTCTAATGAACATTGGAAATCAATGGGCAAAATCGGGCAGACAGGCTACCGGACGATCTGGCGGCGTCTTGGCATGACATTAAAGCTCCGCGATCGCGTGTATGAAGTATCCGGCACTGACCCAGTTAAGATAGCCATCATGGGTGCGGAATTGCACGCGGATGGCACCAATGCCTAATCCCGTCGATAATAACACTCAGATTCCGGCGTCGCGTGTTGCGATCTCGGAAAAAGATATGCCTTCACGACCTTGGTATCGTTGGTTTTTTAATATCTATACGTCTGTAGAAGCTGGACGACGATATGGATCGTTTTACGATACGACGACACATACAGCGGTTGCTATCAACACAGCTTATCCGATCACATTTAATAATACATACCCTAATAACAACACCAAAATGTCTTATGGTGTTTATTTAGGAACAACAACATCACAAGTATTTGTAAACAATACAGCTATATATAATCTTCAATTTTCNCTTCAATGCGCCAGCACGGCAGGCAGTGCAAAAAGTATATATGTTTGGCCCCGCGTCAATGGCGTTGATATTGTTCAATCTGCTATCCAAGCTTTAATAGTAAACGGCACAACGACTGTTGTTACGTCCAGCTTTATGTTAAGTCTTAATAAAGGCGATTATTTTGAGTTGATCTGGTCAACTAATGATACGGGTATTACGCTGGCTCCACAAGCAGCGGCAAGTCCTGTTCCAGCTATCCCTTCGGTCATCTTGACCGTCACAAGTAATATAGGTGCTTAATGTCCGTTCTTTCACCCGTCGCCAAAATGCAATTTATAGACAGTTCAGGCGCGCCGCTTGTTGGAGGTCTGGTCTATACCTATGCCGCTGGCACAACAACACCGTTAGCAACTTATACGGATAGCACAGGCGGCTCAGCCAATACTAATCCAGTAGTCCTAAACGCCAGAGGCGAGGCCGACATTTGGCTAGGCGCTAATACATATAAGTTTACATTAGCCGATGCTAATAATAGCGTCATTTGGACAGTTGATAATATTTCAGCGCCTACAACGGCGCAATCGCCTGTTCTTAGTGGTAACGTCGTCATTAATTCTAATTCATCTAACCCTGCGTTGACAGTCACACAGACCGGCTATGGCCCTGTGTTGAACTTCATTAAAGGAACTAACAGCGCGTTTTATCTGGATGCAAACGGCCATATAGGTTTAGGCACCACGACGCCCGCACAACAATTGGATCTATGGGGCGGCACGCTACAGTTATCGAGCGCAACAGGCACGGCATATACGGATTTATCGGCTAACGCGACGGATTCTTTCTTTGCGGCGGCTAACGACCGTAATTTTACAATCCAGACAAATGGCGTTACGCGCGCGATAATTAATAGTTCTGGGGCAGCGTTTAGCGTGCCTATTACCGGCGTTGGCTCTAACCCACCAGGTATGATCGCTACTTTTGCAGGTTCTTCAGCTCCTACTGGTTGGCTATTATGCGATGGCACGCAATATGCTCAAACAGCATATGCAAATCTTTTTGCAGCTATTGGATCAGCATGGAATACTGGCGGTGAGACTGCCGGTAATTTTAGAGTGCCCGATCTTCGTGGCATGTTTTTGCGTGGCACCGGATCAAATGGCGTTGTAAGTGGGGCTACTGGTCCCGCTGTTGGTGCAAGCCAAGCTGACACTTATTTGAACCACAGCCATGGCGTCACTGATCCACAACACAATCATCTTCTTAAAATTACCACCGGCATCAATGGTGGTGGTTCAGGTGCGGTTCCATACTTAGACCCTGCCGGAACATCTACTTTTGGATCTAATTCTTCAGCTACAAACATAACTATTAACACATCGACGACCGGCGGCGCTGAAACACGACCTAAGAACTATGGTGTTCTTTATATTATTAAGACATGACGACACGACTGATAGACGACCGCGAAGACGCTTTAAAAGTAGGGTTTGTAGCCACTAATTGGCACATACCTATGACTTGGGAAGATTATATTAAGGCGACAGCGGATTGGACTGTCAGAGGAATTGAGCGGGACAATAAGATAATAGGGGCCATGTATTCCAAAAATGGCGAAACTCATGTATCTATATTACCTGAGTGGCGTCGTAAATGGCTGACAAAAGGTTTGTTGAAAGAGATCTTGGCGGACACGCAGTTTACAAGAGTGACTGACGGCCATGATTTTATGTATAACATATTGGATAGATTAGGTTTTAAGTCACAGGATGATGGAACCTTAGCAAGAGAGAAGTAACATGGGTTTTTCTGCCGCCGCCAATGCTCAGAATCAAGGCACTCAACAAGCCATGATGATGCAGGCTTTGCAAGCTCAAAATGCACAGCGTGCTCTTGAACAAGGTCAAAAACAAGCCGCTGGCGCTTTACAGGCGGGGCAGACCGGCGCATTAGGCGCTATAGGCCAAGGCGTTAACGCTTACAATCCATATCAGCAATTAGGCACACAAAGCGCAAATGCTTTGGCTAATGCTATGGGTATTAGCGGGGATACCGGCGCGGCGGGCTATGGCAGTTTGATGAACATGCCGACCATTGCACAGCTTCAAATGGACCCTAGCTATGCCTGGCGTATGCAGCAAGGTCAGGGCGCGCTTCAAAACAGTATTCGTGCGGGTATTGGTGGTGCTAACGCCGGTAGCGGTGCGGCTATGAAAGCGATCACAGATTACGGCCAAAATGCCGCCAGCCAAGAATATGGCAACGCTTATAATCGTTTTATGCAAAATCGTCAAAATCAAATAAATATGCTTCAGGGCGGTGTAGGCACAGGACTGAACGCAGCGCAAGGTATCGGCGGTCTTCAGACCAATGCGGCTAATATTTACACAGGCACAGGCGCTAATTTAGCTAATACTTATACTGGCACAGGTCAGCAGCTCGCGGGTAATTATAATCAGTTAGGTCAGAATCTTGGTCAGGGCTATGCCAACATCGGTGCTAATAACGCCAGCGCTTATATGGGACCAACGAATCTAATGGCGCAACTTGCCGGTCAAGCTATTCAAGGCGGCGCTACGGCGCTTGGTGCGGGTAAGTTTGGTTCGCCATTCCCGGCGTCATACAATAAATCTATGTATGGGTGATAATAATGCCTATTCAATATCAGCCGATTCCAGAATTTCAGGTTCCTAATCTGAACCTTATGGGCGCTTACGCCCAAGGCGCGGCGTTGCAACAACAACAGTTGCAAGAAGAGCGTTTGCGTCAACAAATGGATTTGGCTGAACGCGCTGCGGGAGTTACAGCTAATAGAGATCTTAGGCAAGCCCAACAAGCTGAATCTGAAACAAAGATAAAAGATTTTGACTTTAAACAAAAAGTGCGGGATTACGCTCTAAAGCGTATGGCAACTGTCGCGCCAGGCGATCAAAAAGGATTCTTAAATACATTAAATGAATTTAAAGAAATATTCCCAGAGGAATATTCTTCATTAAAAGATCAGACATGGAACGAAGATTTACGCAACAGACTTTTACTTCCGACAGAAAAATTAGTCGAGCGTAAATATGAAAAAGGGCCGGAAGGTTCTGGGGCGCTTTTGGAAACCAGTATTGGACAACCGCCAAGGTATGTCTTTCCGACAGACCCAGAACAACAGCGCATAATGGAACGCGAAGGCACCGGTAAAAACCCTATGTCTAGCGCACGGGGTGTTGGTCAATTTATAGATAGCACTTTCGTTGATACATATCGTAAGACTTTTCCTTCACAAGCTAAAGGTCTTACTGACGCGCGTATTCTCGCGCAACGTGGCACAATGATCGACGGGCAAACGCCTATTGAGGTGCCGATGCTCAATACATTTACACGCGAAAATAAGAATGCCCTAGCAAAAGCTAATCTTGAGCCAACGCCGGGAAATACACGTCTGGCGCATTTTTTGGGCGCTGGCGGCGCGATTGATGTTCTTAAAGCTAATCCTAATACGCCAGTTGAAAGTCTAGTTTCGCAAGAGGCTATCCAGGCA